CGGTCTGTTGCAGTGCCTGATTAGTTGTATTGATTAACTCGGGCATCCCAGTCAGCGGATTGGTCACCAACTGCAATCCCTGCGCCGCCTGCTGGCCCGCCTGCGCCGCCGCCTGCCCTACTCCATTGATTTGATCTTGTACGGCTTTAATCGCCTGCTCGCTGGCACCCATACCTCTCATGATGGTGCCGACCATATTGGCAATGATGCTGTTCAGACCTGTGACAGCATTTTGAAGTGTCTGGTTGACGGCTTGGCCCCAATCAGACTGACCTATACGTTTCAATGCGGCGATGGCTTGTGTCGCCGCGCTATTGAATGTTTCAACGATCGCCGCAGCAGTATTGAGGGCAGTTGCCTTGATATCATTGAGTGCAGAACTGGCTTGCGCACCCAAGGTCGAAAAAATCGTGCTGGCCAATGATTGCTTGAACCTGACCCAGGCGCTGTCGGCTTGAGCGATGCTGTCGCGCATCTTGTCAAAAGCAGCAGCCGATTCTGGCGAAATCAGAACTCCGGTGCCCTGAATTCGCTTGAAAATTTCTGCGACGGTGACCCCACTAGCCGCAAGACGCCGAATTCGGTCAACGTCTTCGTCCGTAATTCCAAAAGCCTTACCGACTTGAATTGCACTCAACTTATCTGCGTTGACGATGAACTGAAGGAGCGCTTCTCCCGCGTTCTTCCCCGCATCGACCGCCTGCTTCATGCTGGCAGTCACGGCATCGATTTTCGTCTGTGCCGTGGTCAATTGATCAAATGTGAGACCTTTCGCCCCTTCTTCGATCTGCTTAACCAGCGGAAGCACCGCGCCCATATTGTTCGCAAGAGCCTTGAAATGCTCGCTCGTCAGCGCCCCCGCCTTCGCTATATTGTCGGCCCCTTCCGTGAACTTGGCGCCGATGTCTAGCGAGGACATCGCCTCGTTGATTTTGGTGACAACGCCCTCAAAGCGTTCTCCACCAATGCCCAACTGCTCAAGCGCATCTTTCCCCTCTTGCAATGATTTGAAAGATTGGCCTGAGTTCTCGGCCAGCATCTGCAATGAATGATTAAGCTTTTCATCACCGCTCGCGGCTTTCGTCGCCGCCTTCTCCAAGGCTTCCAATCCGACCACCAATCCAGCAGCGGCTGCGACGGTGCTGCCAATGGTCACTCCCACCAGGGCCAGCTCTGGTGTAAGCAACGAGACGGCCTTGACAGTTGTATTCGTTATTCCCGCCAGTTTAATAAGTGTTTGGATCAGGGTGTTGTGATGCCTGACGGCCTGGACGATCTCCACGCCGGCCAAGCCGATCTCGGCAGCGAGCTTTGCGATCTCCGCGCTGGTCTTCACCGTCTCCAGTGAGAGTTTCGAATGCGCCTCGGTCGCCTTGTTTGTCGCCTCGGTTAGCTTGTCTGTCGCCGCGACCAGTGCGTCGAAGTTTGTTCCCGTCGTTTGGCTGGCGTCGCCCGCCTTGGCGATTCCATCAGCCATCGTCTCGCCGGCCTTGCCGATACCGGTGAGCTGCTTCTCAACCTGAGCGCCGCCCTCGAGCGCGATCTGGACCGATATTTTCTCTGCCATGGCCTGCTACTTGTCTTTGAAGTACTTGAGGAACAGGTCGGCGATCTTCGCCGCGTGCTCTTTGACGATCTCGGTTATGCGCCACTTCTTCGGGATGCGCACCGACGGCACGCCGATATAGAGCGGCTTGCGGTCGCGGTCACGATCATTGGCGTCGAACAGCATCGGCTTGCCGCGCACGGTGGCCGAGGTGAGTTTCTTGCCCGACCGGCTGGCGGGCGGGCCGCCGGGTGTGGTTGGTATCCACAGCAACGGTTTTCCAGCAATCGTCGCGCCGTGCTCGAACACGCCGGCGAAGCCGATCTTGTGGAAGATGATGGCCGACGGCTCGCCGCCTGCTGTCTTTTGCATCCGAAATTGCAGACCTTGCTGCCACTTCGGCCCGAACTTTCCGGCACCCGCTATGTTGCGGCGCCCTTCCTCGACTGCACCGGCGGCGGTCTCGCGCAAGGCCGCAACCGCTGCAGTCGCGATCGGCCGTTGCTTGTCACGGACCAGCTTGAGCAAGGCCGACTGGTCGACGTTGACCTCTAATTTCATCGATTGATTTCCTTGCGCATCTTCGCGATCGTCTCGTCATCCCCCTGTGCTCCGACCGCAGCGATCATCAGATCGTATTCGCGCTCGATACTGTCGATCTTGTCGCTGAATTCGAGATAGGCCGCGATCTGCCGCGGCGTCAGCCTCATTGCATAGTCGGGCGGGAAACCTCGTCGGACGAGGGCGGTGAGATTGAGGGCGAGCGCCTCAAGCGTACTTTGACGACTTTTGCTGTTTCGTTTGCCCCGCCGATCAGGCTCGTCAATTCCTGCACGAAGGAGCTGATCCCGTTTGGGAATGTTAGTCCGAAGATTGCTTTGATAAACTTGATCTGCTGCTCGGGCAGCAGCGTTGCGGCGCGCTGTTCGTATTGCTCATCTCCGAGATGGCCAACTCCGGCCGCGATGATTGGCCCAACTGCAGCGCCGCATCCCGCAATCAGACGCGAAACGATGTCGCCACCCTCACCATTGACAAGTGATTTCAACTCGGGAAACCGGGCAACAAAGGATGCGATGGCGTCGACAGAAACGCCACGCACGATGATCCGGTTGCCGTCGATCTTGACAACCTCGCACGCCGTCGATGGAGCGATATCCAAAAGGTCTGCCATGATGTGTTCCTAGGCCGTTGGTTCCTCGACCGTCCAAGTGCCGAACGAGCCATCGCCGGCTTTCTGCACCTCGGCTTCGAGCTCGAGCGTTGAAAAATCATCGGCATCAGTGATAAAGCTGAAGTCGCCAGAAGGCACGAACGATATGTCGCCAGTCCACCCAACATGCTGGCCGATGTCGTTGGTGCCGACGACCTTGAGCGTGCCGGTGAACTCGGTCTTCGTCAGTCCTGTTATGGTGCCATCGCTGGCCAAATCCCCCAGCGCAAACATTGCGAGATTCTCGGGTGTGATTTCGTCGAGCGTAACTTTGATCGTTGCACTGATCTGGGTAATCGCGGTGAAATCCTTCGTCTTTATTCCCTCGCGCGAGGAGAAATGTTCCTTCTTCTCAACGTTGGGCGTGTAGACGAACGATGGCGCATTGCCGAGATCAATAAAGGTCGCCGAGCCGGCCTCTTTGAACGAAACGATACCTTTGCCAATGTGGTAGTTCTGGACGTTGGGTGACGTAGGCATGGTGGTGTTCTCCTTTCTAGAGATCGTCGGGCCGGAGCGTGTACTTGAACAAGAACTGCGCCCGCAACGCCCCATGCAGCGAACGCATCCAGCCGAGATCGGTCTGGCATCCGAGATAGCGAATCGCGCCGTTGCCGTGGCGTCCAGTCTTGACGATTTGCTCGTTGAGCTCGGTGTCGGTCAGCACCCGCTTGATCAATTCGCGCCGCAGTGTGCTCAGATCGGAGCCGACTTCATCGGCCTGCTGCGCGATAATGATCTCGGGTGTCATCTGCACGTTGTAGGGCCGATGCGGTTGCTTCATTGACACGTCACCGGCGCCGTCGGACTCCTCGTCGCCATCGAGCACCAGCGCGGCCGGCAATTGATCTTCGGTGATGTCGACGTTGTTGCGATGCGCCGAGCGGATGTTCGGAATGGTGCCGACCAGCTCGAGCAGCCGCGCCAGGATGTCCTCGCGAACGTCAGCCATTGGTCGACTCGATCGCCTTCAGCAGGAATCGGACCTCGCCAAGGTCTTCGCCGTTCGGACTGCCGCGCAGTTCGTAGGAGCGCACCACCCAGGTGCGGCCGTTGAAGGACAGCACGGCGTCGAGGTAGTCGTCGCGCGCGATGCCATTGCCGGCAAGCTCGGGGATGCGGGCATAAGCGCCAGGCCCGACGCTGCGCACCTCCACGCTGCCGCTGGCCTGCATCTTCGGCCGGGTATCGTCGATCACGGTGAGCGCGACCTCGCCCGCGGTTCCGGCCGCGGTCAGCGTCGCCGGCACGCCGATCGCCTCATAGACCGGGTCATACAGATCCGCGCTGTAGTCGATCATCGCCATTCCCTGCGGAACGCGAACGTACCGATGTCCTCGCGGCCGAGCTCGGTCTCGACAATGCTTTCCGACACCAGCGCAAAGCCGCACAGGTTCATCGCCACCACCAGCCCGTCGCGGGTGAAGTACCAGCAATGCTCGTCCGGCTTGAAATGCTTGGAGGCCAGCACATGCGCGGCGTCGCGGAAGATCGGCAGCGAGAGGAACAGCCACTCGCGCACGTTGGCGAGCAGCGGCTGGAAATCCGGGATGTGCTCGAGCACGTCCCAGAGCGAGACCGCATCGGACAAGACCAGATACGGATCGACCTGCAGTTTGCGTTGCGCGAGCCATTCGATGCCGGCCGGATTGACGTCGAAGCCGTAGGTCGTGCGCCCGCGCTCGCGCCGCTGTTCGATGAATGCGCCCGAGCCGATGCCGACGTCGACCAGCGTGCCGCGGTAGTGCTGCTCAACGAAATTGCAGCGCGCCTGCATCAG